GGTGAAGACGCGTCTTTTAATCCACAAAAAATATATAACAGAATCAAGAGAGCCGCTAAAGGTTTGAATGTTAATTCTGACGAAATATTCATTAAAGTTATTACATCGGTTCCAACCGAAGGTCTTATTACAACTAAAGAATTAGATAAACTTGTATATGAAATTGCGGCCGCCTATACAGGTAGCCACCACGATTATTCAAGATTAGCTTCTTCAGTTGCCATTTCTTCATATCACAAAGAAACCGACCCAAGTTTTTCAAATACAATGCATACGTTACATGTTGACGGTATTGTTCACGATGAACTAATGGAAATTATTGAAAAATACGGACCAAGTAAAATTGATGAAGTTATTAATCATGAAGGTGATTATAATTTTGATTACTTTGCTTGGAGGTCATTACAAGAAATGTATTTGTTAAAAACACCTGAAGGTAAAGTAATTGAAAGACCTCAACATATGTACATGAGAGTTGCTCTATGGGTAACCAATACATTTGAAGAAGCGGTAGATTACTACATTTCATTGTCTAACCAACGTATTTCAAAAGCAACACCAATTATGATTAATGCTGGTACAAGAGTACCTCAATTAGCGTCTTGTGTGTTACATTATAATAATTCTGATTCAAGAGAAGGTCTATTAAAAACTTTAAATGACATTTCAACTTATTCTTCAGATGCTGCAGGTATTGGATTATCAATGTCTAACATTAGAAGTAAAGAAAGTAGAATTAAATCATCAGGAGGATTTGCTGGTGGATTATTAAAATATTTGAAAATTGTTAATGAATCATTAAGATTCTTTAACCAACAAGGAAGAAGACCTGGTAGTGCTGCAATCTACTTAGAACCATGGCATAAAGATGTTATGGACTTATTGGAGATTAAAAAGAATACAGGAGCTGAAGAGTTAAGAGCAAGAGATTTATTCACAGCTCTATGGATTCCTGATAATTTTATGAGAGCAGTTAAGAACAATGAAGATTGGTACTTATTCTGTCCTAACGATATTATTAAAGCAGGTATTAAACCATTACAAGAGTGTTATGGTGATGAATATGAGGAAAATTATCAAAATGCGGTTGATAAAGGAATTGGTAGAAAAGTTAAAGCTCAAGAGATTTGGTCTAAAATTATTGAGTCTCAAGTTGAAACAGGAGTTCCTTATTTATGTGCAAAAGACAGTGCTAATAAAAAAACTAACCACCAAAACATTGGGGTGATTAAACAATCAAACTTATGTAATGAGATTTATCAATACACTGATGAAGAGACAACTGCAATCTGTACGTTATCTTCTATCGTATTAAAAAACTTTATAATTGATGGTAAATTTGATTTTAAATTATTAATTGAAGAAGTTAGAAGAGCTGTGAAGGCTTTGAATAATGTTGTAGATAAAAATAATTACTCAACAGAAAAAGGATTAAAGGGTGGACTTGAACAAAGAGCAATTGCGATTGGAACTCAAGGATTGGCTGACGTATTCTACATATTAGATTACATCTTTACATCTGAAGAAGCTAAAAATTTAAATAAGAATATATTTGAAGCAATATACTTCGCGGCTATTACTGAAAGTAATGATTTGTGTAAGAAAGGTATTAGAAAACCATACAAATTCTTTGAAGGGTCACCAATGTCAAAAGGTATTTTCCAATTTGATATGTGGGGATTAAATGAATCTGATTTATTTTTAGATTGGTCTACATTAAAAGAAGATGTTAAACAATATGGTGTTTGTAATTCATTGTTTACAGCTCAAATGCCTGTGGCATCATCTGCTAAAATTACAGGTTCATTTGAAATGACCGAACCAGCTCACTCAGCTTTATTTAATAGAAGAGTTGTTGGTGGAGAAATTATGATTGTGAACAAGTATTTGATTAATGACTTTGAAAAGATTGGTATTTGGAGCGAAGAATTAAAAAATGAAATTATTTTAAATGAAGGGTCGATTCAAAATATTAACTTCAATCATTATCTTGACCCTGAAGACAAAAACCACAGCAAAAAAGTTAAAAGAATCGAACATTTAATTAGTAAGTATAAAACTATTTGGGAAATCTCTCAAAGAGAACTTATTGACATGGCGGCGGATAGAGCACCATTTGTTGACCAATCACAATCGATGAATATCTACATGGCAAACCCAACACTGTCTAAGATTACATCATCTCACTTCCATTCATGGGAGAAAGGATTGAAAACATTATGTTACTATGTTAGGACTAAAGCTATTTCAACAGGAGCTAAACACTTAGCAGTTGATGTTTCAAAAATACAAAAATCAAAACCTAACGTTGAAATTCCTAAAGTAGATTATAGTAGTATGAATTTGCCACCAAAACCTGAAGGAATTGAAATTGAATGTTTTGGATGTTCATCTTAATTAGATAATCCCGACAACAGTCGGGATTATTTATTTTAATCTATTTATAAGGAAAAAGGGGAGCATTATATTTATAGTTATGGCAGCAGGAGTAACATATGGTTTAAATTTTCCGTTTCAAAATTCAATTAAAGGAGATTATCTCCAACTTACAGAATTAGAATCGGAAGAAATTAAGGCAGATTTGATTCATCTTCTATTAACAAGAAAGGGTTCAAGATATTTTTTACCCGATTTTGGTACAAGATTATATGAATTTTTATTTGAACCTTTTGATAATTTGACCTTTGACGCAATACAATCTGATATTAGAGACGCAGTTGCAAAATTTATGCCAAACTTATTATTAAATAATATTACAATAACTCCATTAGACCCGATGGAAGAATATGATTTAAGTACTGGACAAGCAACAGCTGGAACAAGTAGCTCACCAATATATAGATTTCCTGGTAAAGGAACTGCTGAATATACTGCAAAAATTAAAATAGACTACTCTAACAACAAAAATACTTTCGCACAAAGTGATTTTGTAATAATCAATATTTAATAATATAATGGCAAATCGTAAAATATCGTATACAACTAGGGATTTTGAAGGTATAAGAACCGAGCTTCTAAATTATGTAAGAACATATTATCCAGAATTAATTCAGGATTTTAATGATGCATCAGTATTCTCAGTTTTTATTGATTTGAATGCTGCAGTTGCCGATAACTTACACTATCATATAGATAGAAGTGTTCAAGAAACTGTATTACAATATGCACAACAAAGGTCTTCAATTTATAATATTGCCAGAACTTATGGTTTAAAATTACCAGGACAAAGACCTTCAGTTGCTTTAGTTGATTTCTCAATCACAGTCCCAGCTTATGGGGATAAAGAAGACGAAAGATATCTTGGTATTCTAACAAGAGGTTCTCAAGTAACGGGAGCGGGAATCGTGTTCGAAAATATCTACGATATTGATTTTTCATCACCATATAATGCTCAAGGATATCCAAATAGATTAAAGATACCTAACTTTAACGCCAATAATGTACTAATAAATTATACAATTACTAAAAGAGAACTTGTAGTAAATGGTATCACAAAAGTATTTAAAAGAGTTATTACACCAAATGATGTGGTTCCATTTTTTGAATTATTCTTACCTGAAAAAAATGTTTTAGGTATTACAAGTGTTCTATTAAAAAGTGGTACAGAATATACAAACACACCTACAGCAGCAGAGTTTTTAGGTGCAAGTAATAGATGGTATGAAGTAGATGCTTTAGCGGAAGATAGAGTTTTTGTTGAAGACCCTACAAAGGTTTCAGACCAACCTGGTATTAAAGTTGGTAGATATATACAAACATCAAATAGATTTATTAGTGAATTTACACCTGAAGGATTTAAGAAAATGACTTTTGGTGGTGGAACAAACACAGCCCAAGACGCACTTAATCAATTTACAACCGTAGGTGCAACTTTAGATTTACAAAGATATATGAATAATTTTTCATTAGGTTCTACATTAATTCCAAATTCAACATTATTTGTTCAATACAGAGTTGGTGGTGGTTTAGCAACAAACTTAGGAACTAATGTTATCAATCAAATTGGTACAGTTTCTTTTTATGTTAATGGTCCTTCTGAATTGACTAACTCATCTGTTGTTAACTCTTTAAGAGCTAATAATGTTACAGCGGCTGTTGGTGGAGCGGGAGTTCCTTCTTTAGAAGAAATTAGAAACTACGTTTCATTTAACTTCTCAGCACAAAAAAGAGCGGTAACTGTTCAAGATTATGAATCAATTATTAGAAATATGCCATCTGAATTTGGTGCACCAGCTAAGGTATCAATAACAGAAAACGACAATAAAATTTTAATTCAACTTTTATCTTACGACACGTCAGGTAAATTAACAAACTTGGTATCTAACACATTAAGACAAAACGTAGCCAATTATCTTTCTAACTATAGAATGATGAATGACTATATTTCAATATTAAGTGCTGAAGTTATCGACTTAAGTATTGAAGTTTCAATTGTATTAGACTCGGCACAAAACTCAGGACAAATTATTTCAAATGTTATTGATAAAGTTAATACATACTTTGACCCACAAACAAGACAATTAGGACAAAACGTATATCTATCAGAACTTAGAAGTATTATTCAAAATCAAAATGGTGTATTAACCGTTGCGGGATTAAATGTTTATAATATGGTTGGCGGACAATATTCTTCAGCACAAACATCTATGATATATTCTGACCCAGCAACAAATCAAATAGGGCCTGTAGACGATACAATTTTTGCACAACCTTCTCAGGTTTATCAGATTCGTTATCCAAACAAAGATGTTAAAGTCTTAGTTAAGAATTTCCAATCTGTGACTTTCTCTTAACACATTTATTTATTAAAACTTTGACTTATAATTTATAATGTGTATGTGTGCACCTTGAAAAATAACACATAAACTATTTATAAGTTAAAGAGATTTTAATGGGTCAATCCTACAGAATAAAAACCGACATCGGGGTAAACAAAACAATCAATGTAGATTTAGAACAAGATTTTGAATTCTTAGAAATCTTATCTTTGAAAATACAACAAACCGACATCTATACAAGAAACTGTGCAGACTATGGTGTGGTTGTTGGTAGAGTTACAGCAAATAATGGATTTGGTCTTCCAAACGCAAGAGTTTCAATTTTTATACCAATAGAGGTAGTTGATGAGTCTAATCCAATTATATCATCAATATATCCTTATAAATCGCCAAGCGATAAGAATTCAGACGGGTATAGATATAATCTACTACCTTATGAAAAATCTTATTCAACACACGCAGCCACAGGAACATTACCTTCAAGATTAGATGCACTTACAGGTTCAACCGCTGTTGAAATATACGACAAATACTACAAATTTACATCTAAAACAAATGAGAGTGGGGATTACATGATAATGGGTGCTCCCTTAGGTGCACAAACCGTTTTTATGGATTTAGATTTATCTGATATAGGTCAGTTTTCTTTAACTCCACAAGATTTAGTTAGAATGGGTAAAGCCACTTCAGCACAAGTTGCTGGTTCTAATTTTAGAACATCTACAAGTTTAAATTCGTTACCTCAAATAGTTTCTTTAAGTAAAACTATTGAAGTTTCTCCTTTGTGGGGAGACCCAACAACCTGTCAAATTGCAATCAATCGAATTGATTTTGATTTAAGAGATGATTTCAATATTGATATTGAACCTACGGCAACATTTATGGGCTCAATAATTTCAACCCCTGACAAATATAGAGTTAAACCAGATACAAGACCAAAAGATGACATGGGAAACCTATGTAATCTTATTGCAGGAACAGGTCAAATATTGGCGATTAGACAAACAATTAATCAAGATTCAAATGGGAATCCTGTTTTAGAACAGTATCAATTAGAACAATCTGGTAATATTATTGATGGTTCAGGAAGTTGGTTGACTGAATTACCAATGAATTTAAATTATGTAATAACGAATGAATTTGGTGAACAAGTATTATCTAATAACCCTGCTATCGGTATTCCAACTAAAGCTAAATACCGATTTAAAGTTAAATGGTCTCAACCACCCACATTAAATGAAGAAACAAAAAGACCGTATTATCTTATACCAAATGTTAGAGAATATGGATGGAGTAGCAAGAGTGTAGACCCTAATACTAATTCAACTGGTATTACATCACAAAAACAATTGAGAAGTTCATATTATTTTGGGTTGAATTGGACAGGGTATACTCAAGGATTTACAGGACAAGATGAAATTGATATTTTAAATTCAAAAATTAATTGTGAAGATACTTTTTATCAATTTGACTTTAATAGAGTTTATACAGTTGCGAGTTTAATAAGTGAATATAAAAAAGGTGCTAAGGGAAGGTTTATTGGAATTAAAGAAATTGATAGTAGTGATTGCGAGGCGACTACAAATAAATTCCCAACAAACGATGGATTTAGAAATTTTGATTTTTTATTTTTTCTATTCTCAATACCTGTCTCTTATACACATCTGACGCTGCCGACGAAGAGGA